TATATAATAGTACTCAAGGTAATAAAGCAGTTGCAGTATTAAACTTTGGTGGCACTAAAACCGCTACCGCGCAAACTTTTACAGTAACATTCCCGGCGTCTACATCAAGCGCTGCAATTATAAGGATCGCATAAATGACAACAGTATCATCAGTGTTTTCAGAAGCACCGCAAGTTAAAGTAAGTAATGCAAGACCGTTAGAAAAAGATTTATATAAGATGATGTGGGACATACCAGAATATAGACATGTAGCTCCTGGTGAACTCATCGCACAAGAATTTTTGAATCAAGCTAGACCCCCTAAAGGGGCGTCAGTATTAGACTTAGGATGTGGTACAGGGCGCGGTGCTCTTAACTTAGCTTTTTTCGGTGGCTTAAATGTCACCATGGTTGACTTCGCAGATAATTGTTTAGACGAAGATATTCGACCGATGTTAGAAACACAGAAGCATGCTATGCGATTTGTAGAGGCAGACTTATCTCAACCTTTACCTGTTAAAGCAGCTTATGGATTTTGTACGGATGTGATGGAGCATATTAGACCTCACCAAGTAGATAAAGTATTAGATAATTGTTTAGCTGCTTGCCAGCATGTTTTCTTTCAGATTGCTACTGAGGATGACGTCATGGGTAAAGTAGTAGGACATAAGCTTCATTTAAGTGTACATCCATATGAGTGGTGGCTAAAGAAGTTTATTGATAGAGATTGTATTATTCATTGGTCTAAAGAAGCACCAGGATATTGCTTATTCTATGTAAGTGCTTGGATGAAAGGTGAAGACGTTGTTGATGCTGGAGTTCTCAATACAGATGATGAGACCATTATAGCTAACGTAAAACACAACATTCAAAGGGAGTTTATGCAGATTCAACCGCACCCTACGAACGACCAAGAAGTTATGATTGTGGGTGGTGGGCCATCATTGAATGAGCACCTTGAAACTATTAGACAAAAGAGGGCCGATGGTGTTAAACTAATTACAATTAATGGGGCTTATAAATGGTGCCTTGATAATGGACTAACGCCTTCTGCTATGGTTATGGTAGATGCTAGACCTTTCAATGCACGATTTACTCAACCGGTAGTGGATCATTGTAAGTATTTTATTGCTTCTCAATGTAATCCTACTACGTTTGATGGGCTTCCAAAAGACAGAACTTATATATGGCACACAAGCACGGAATTGCTAAATGACATATTAGCTGAACATTATAAAACATGGTATCCGGTTCCAGGAGGATCTACAGTCCTTTTAAGAGCCATACCGTTATTTAGAATGTTAGGATTTAAACAGTTTCATCTCTTTGGATGCGATTCTTGTTTAGATGAAAAAGAAGTTCACCATGCATATGAGCAACAAGAAAATGATGGACAGCCAATCATACCTGTAAACGTGGGCGGGAAAATATTTAGCTGCAATCCGTGGATGGTCTCTCAAGCACAAGAATTTATTGATTTGATTCGTATGCTAGGAGATGAAATTGAATTAAACATTTATGGCGGTTTACTCCGTCATATTTTAGAAACAGGCGCTTCAAACGCCGACATTAAGGAGAATTAAAATGGCTGCATCAGCATGGCAATTATATAATTATGCTAAGCGATATATAGGTAACGGAACAATTACACTAGGCGCTGGCGTGTTTAAAATGTTATTAGCAACAAGTGCAAGTAACGCATCAACATTTACCCTAAGTACTTATGCTCAAATTACGGGCGAAATTGCTGCAACGGGTGGATATGTAACAGGTGGTAGAAACTTAGTACCAGCAACAGCTTCTTGGACAGTAGGCGCTTCAGCAAAACAAATGAAGTTCACAATGTCTACAATAGGTTTAGCATTTACAGCTTCTGGTGCTTCATTGACTAACGTTAAATATGCGATCATTCGTAACTCAACTGGCGCTGGTGCTGGTAAGTTATTATGTTTCTGCCAATTATCATCTAGTCAATTTACTGTTACATCACCAAACACATTGACGATTTTACCTGCTGCTACCGGCATCTTTACTCTAACTTAAGAGTTTAGTCGTGGCAGTGACAAGCGGCTGGGGACGAGGTACCTGGAGTTCTGCTGATTGGGGGCAAGGAATTGTCATCGCGGCAGACGTAGGATCAGTTGCGTTTGCAGGGGTAGCACCTTCAGTTGTACAAGGTAGGATAATAACCCCCACAGTTGGGGCGGTAACAATAACAGGTGTAGCACCTACAGTTTTACAAGGCAAAGTAATTACACCAGCAGTTAGAGCTGTATCAATTACAGGTGTAGCACCTACCGTAATACAGAATGCAATAATTACACCTGCAGTTGGGTCTGTAACTATAACAGGTATAGCACCTACAGTTTTACAAGGCAAAGTAATAACACCTAGCGTTGGTTCTATAACTATAACAGGTGTAGCGCCTACCGTAATACAGAATGCAATAATAACACCTAGCGTTGGGTCTGTAACTATAACGGGTGTGGCGCCTAATGTAGGTCAAGATAGAGTTATTACTCCGTCTGTTGGTAATATAGCTGTAACGGGTTATGCAGGTAATGCAATTGTAGGGCAATTAGTAATTACATCGGTAGGCAGTGTATCTATTGCAAGTGCTACTCCCGCACTAATTTTAACTGCAACACCAGCAGCGAATGATTTAACCTTTACAGGGTATGCTCCTCTAGCAGTACAAGGTCGTTTCTCTACACCAGAAACCGGTACTGTATCTATAACAGGAGTAGCACCTAGCACAGCAATAAGCACTGTAATCACACCTAGTGTTGGGTCGTTATCTGTAGTAGGAATAGCGCCTAGTGTAGTAAGTGGTAAAGTCATCACACCTAGTGTTGGGTCAATAACTATAACAGGATACGCTCCTAATATTAATGTAGGAGTACAAGCTACTCCAAGCACTGGGGCTGTAAACATAACAGGCGTAGCACCTATAACAAACAATGGTAGAATACCAGGCGTTGGAACATTAACTTTAGTAGGCCAAGCACCAAGTGTTGTAAGTGGTAGTATAGTAACTCCGTCAGGTGGCACGGTTATTGTAGGTTCATCACCAAGTGTTGTAGTAACAGGTAATGTAGTTACGCCAAGCGTAGGCACAGCAACATTAACGGGTGTAGCGCCAAGTGTAGTAAGTGGCATAATAATTACACCGGCAAGGGGAGTTTTAACATTAGTAGGTGGAACATCTACATTAAGTAATTCAAATTGGAATATAATAAATACCTCACAAACACCTAGTTGGGGAACAATTAGTACAACACAAACACCTGGATGGGTGCAAATAGCCGCATAAAAAGAATAATTTGTAGTAAAATATAGCAAACTAAAAGGAATTTATTATGGCAAGTACATATTCAGCACTGAAAATAGAACTCATAGGAACAGGCGAACAGTCCGGTACATGGGGTACGACAACTAATACTAACTTAGGCGATGCCGCACTTGGTGAAGCTATTACAGGTTCTGCTGATGTAGCCTTTTCTAGTGCAGACGTTACTGTAACGCTTACTGATACTAATGCTTCTCAAACTGCTCGAAACTTACGACTTAATCTAACAGGTACTTCAGGTGGCGCTCGTAGCTTAATCTTAGGCTCAGGCTGTCAAATTGAAAAACTCTATTTAATTAATAACGGATTAGCAGATGCGGTGACTGTTAAAAATACAACCGGTACAGGCATTGCGGTTCCAGCTGGTAAAACCATGTTTGTATTTAATAATGGTACTAATGTAGTTGATGCGACAACTTATTTATCTTCTCTTACATTAGGTTCCGCTCTTCCAGTAGCTTCAGGGGGTACAGGGGCTACTACAGCTCCCGGTGCTAATGCTAATATACAAACATACACAACTACTCCCACTGCAGCTGGTACAACTACACTTACTAATACAAGCACTTACTATCAATACTTTACAGGGGTAACTACACAAACTATTGTATTGCCTGTAACAAGTACTTTATCTTTAGGTTGGTCATTCCATATAGCTAATAACTCTACTGGTAATTTGACTTTAAATTCATCTGGCGCTAATCTTGTAACTACTATTTTACCTAATACTACTGCCCATGTAACATGTATCGGTACTACTCTCACTACTGCTGCTGATTGGGATTATGGTTTTACTGATTTTAATACCTCAGTACCAGTAGCTTTAGGTGGCACGGGTAATACATCAGCTACCGCCTATGCTGTTCAATGCGGTGGTACAACATCTACAGGTGCTCATCAATCAATCGCTTCAGTAGGTACGGCAGGACAAGTATTAACATCTAATGGTGCAGGTGCATTACCAACATTCCAAGCTGCAGGCGGATCAAGCTTCCCCGCAGGAACTCGTATGTCATTCCAACAAACATCAGCACCTACAGGTTGGACGAAAGACACAACAGCCGATATTAACGATTCTATTTTAAGATTAGTGACGGGCACTGTAACCTCAGGTGGTACCACAGCATTCTCTACATGGAATGCTCAAACTGCTTCAGGAGCTACAACGCTTTCAACTGCACAAATACCAAGCCATACTCATACAATTGATGGCAGGACAGGTGATGGAAATCCAGGTGTTCAAGGAACCTATGGCACTAGTGTTCTAACTACCGCTACTACAAATGCAACAGGTGGTGGCGGTTCACATACCCACTCATTAACACAATCTTTAAAATACTATGACTTTATCATTGCAAGTAAAGACTAATGGATGAGCCAAAAGTAATTTGCCCATTAACACAAAGAACATTAGAAAAGTCATGTCCTACCTGCAACTTTGTAGTTATAGAAGATAATCAAATTACAGGGTGTGCAATTAGAAAAAATATTAGAAGAATGATAGAAAATACAAACTTAGCAAAAGAAACATTTGATTCATTTGTAAACTTTAAAAATAACATGAAAGTCTATGGCAAAAATTAATAAAGTTATTTGTCCTATTATAAACGATGAGTGCATTGAAGATGGATCAATACGAAATGGGGAGTTAGTAGCTTGTAAGTTTTGGGTTAACTTAGCAGGGACAAACCCACAAACGGGTGAAGACATTAACACAGGTAACTGTTGTTTAAATTGGATGCCAATGCTATTAGTTGAAAATAGCAAAGTAAATAGGGAAACAGGGGCAGCTGTTGAATCATTTAGAAATGAAATGGTTAAGTCTAACGAAGTAACACAACAAATTCTTTTAACAACTGCAGGATTACCTGCTAATAATTTAATAGAGGTGAAAGATGAAATTAACAATAATTAAAAATGACGGTGCAGTTTACAAAGACAATGTATCTCATGCCAACCTTTCTTTACCAACTATTCCTAATGATGTTCATGCTTTACAATGGAATAATGATAAAGGTCATATTGAGTTTGTAGGCAATGTAAAAGCTAATGAAGCAATTACAGAATTACCTAGTTGGGCTAATGACGCTTTAACTGCATGGCAAACTGCTTATGATGCAGAGCAAGCAGCAATAGCTAAGTTTAAAGCTCAGGCTGAAGCTAAAAAACTAGCAGAACAGCAAGCACAAGTAGTTTAATATAAATGCAGATTAAAACAACCTATAAAGACTTTATAGGCATCTATGAAAATATAATTCCTAAAGAGGAATGTAATTTAATTATACAAGAAATTGAAAATGAATTAAAAAGCGGTGCTGATGAAGAAGGTATAAATCAGTTTGGAAATCAAGAACTTGGTAGATATACTTTTTCTATATTTTCTAATGAAACTAGACTTCCAAATATACACAATAAAATAAATGAAGTTTTAAATGTTTGTATGGAACAATATGCAAAAGAATACTTTACTATAAAACAACTTAAAGCGTCTTCTTATGGAGCTAAATTACAAAAAGTTCCAATCAAAGGTGGTTATCATGTTTGGCATTGTGAACAGGATACTTTAGAAAGATCAAGTAGAGTTTTAGTATGGATGGTTTATCTTAATGATATACCTGACAATGAAGGTGAAACAGAGTTTATATTTCAAGGGTTAAGAGTTAAACCAACTGTTGGGACTGTAGTATTTTTTCCTGCATCATTTACTCATACTCATAGAGGTAATCCTGTTTATACAAAAGAAAAATACATTGCAACAGGTTGGTATTGCTTAACTGAATAATGAAATACTCTATATTCCACACTTCTTTTTGTGGCTCTACATTGTTAGCATGTTTATTGAGTAAGTCAATTAATACATTAGCAGAACCATCTTGGGCTTGCCTACCAATAGATCAAGTTGATTTTAATAAAAACCATATAGATGGGCAGCTAGTTAAATACCCAAGTATGGCATATAAATTAATACCAAATATAGATAGTAAGATAGTTTTTTTATATAGAAACTTTGATGATCATCTAAACAAATTAGAATCCGTTAGAGAAATAAATAGGCAAGAAGAAGCATTTTTATGGTCTTTAAGGTTTTCTTATGCAACACAAGCTAAAGATATTATATTTATTGAAAGCAATTATTTCTTAAATAATCAAAAAGAAACTTGCCAATTGATATGTGATTATTTTGGTATTGAATATAAACCAATTGAAATAGACTTTCATGTAAAACAAGCGGGTTATAACCATAGAGACACTCCAATAGAAATATGAAGATACTTATCATGGGCTTATCAGGAGCAGGTAAATCTGAATTAGCTAAAGAATTGCATAGTTTATTTCAAGATGGAGAAAGATCATCTATGCGCATCAATGGCGATGAGGTAAGAGAAGCTAATAATGATTGGGACTTTAGTCGCGAAGGTCGAATTAGGCAAGCCAAAAGAATGGCAAAATTAGCCAAAAAAAGTAATACTGACTATGTGATAGCTGATTTTATAGCTCCAACAAAAGAAATTAGAGACATTTTTAACCCTGATATGTTAATATGGCTAGACACGGTGAGGTCTAGTAAATATACCAATACCGATGTTTTATTTGAACCCCCTTTAGAGTATAATTACATAATTACAGAAAAAAACGCCAGCAAATGGGCGCAAATCATTTATAAATACATTAACAATGGAACTTAAATATGAAATATATATTTTGGGTTTTGGTTGTGGCATGCCTATTGGTTTGTGTTCACTCCCACTCAGCTTTTGCTGAAACCTTATTACTACAGGGGTTTAAATGTTAACTCTATTCTCAACACTTATATCTTTTTTATCAGGTGGATTACCTCGTCTACTAGATTTCTTTCAAGACAAATCAGATAAAAAACAAGAACTTGCTTTAGCTCAACTACAAATTGATCGTGAACTACAGTTGAAAAAAGCTGGGTTAGAAGTACAAGAACGTATTGAAGAAATTGAACTACGCGGTATAGAGACACGTGCTGCAGTAGACGAAAGAACTGCATTATATAATCACGATATAGAATTAGGTAAAGGGGCATCACGCTGGGTTATAAATTTAAGAGCTAGTGTTAGACCTGTGATTACTTACGGCATGTTTATCTTATTTGCGTTTGTAGAGATATTTGGTTTTTACTATGCTACACAGTCTAACGTAGAGTTTATGACTGCGCTTCAAACCTTGTGGAGTAAAGATACACAAATTATTTGGGCATCTATTGTATCATTTTGGTTTGGTACTCAAGCCTTTAAGAAATGAAACTAAGTGCTGAAGGAATCAATCTTATTAAACGATTTGAAGGTGTGCGTAATCGCGCCTATCGTTGTAGTGCTGGGCTTTGGACTGTTGGTGTGGGTCATCTTATCGGCGATGGCAAATCATTGCCTGACTCTTGGAATAGAACTTTTACGGAGGAAGAAATAAATGCGCTCCTTATACGGGATCTCAATCGATTTGAGCGAGGAATTAGAATGTACATTAAGGTGCCTCTTCGACAATGCGAGTACGACTCTTTGTGTTCTTTTGCTTTTAACCTTGGCTTGGGCACATTACAGCGATCAACACTCCGTCAGAAGATTAATCGAGGCGATAAAGAAGGCGCTGCTAAAGAAATTTTAAAATACTGCAGGGCTGGTGGTAAAATTGTTAGAGGACTTCAAATAAGACGTGAAGCTGAATATAGAATGTTTTTAGGGTAATCATGCCATTAAGTAAGCTAATATTTAAACCGGGTGTCAACCGAGATCAAACTAACTATGCTTCAGAAGGCGGTTGGTATGACACTCAGTGGGTACGATTCCGTTCAGGTTTCCCAGAAAAAATGGGTGGGTGGGAGCCTAAAAATTTTACGGCTTACAACGGCGCTGCTCGAAGTCTTTTTTCATGGAGTACTACAGACAGCAATATCTTATTAGGTGTTGGCACAGATACTAAAATGTATGTGGGTGCTGGCACTAATCTATATGATATTACCCCTATACGAGCCACATTTACTTCCCCTGCTACTAATAATTGCATAAGCACAACTAGCGGATCTAAAGTTATCACAGTAACTCTTACTGGATATGGTGGCATCACAGGTGACTTTGTAACGTTTAGTGGTGTTGTAGGACCAATTGCGGGTATCCCCGCTTCAGAGTTTAATGCCGAACAACAAATAACTTATCTAACCTCAAGTACATTTACATTTACGGTTACAACTGCTGCTACAAGTACTACATCAAGTCAAGGTGGCACTGCTATTACTGCGGCGTTTCAAATTAACGTAGGCTATACTACGTCTACTGCAGGTTATGGTTGGGGCACAAGTACTTGGAGTCGAGGTACATGGGGTTCTAGTTCTACTAGTGCTGTTTACTACCCAGCTCGTTTAATCTTCCAAGACAAATTTAATAATGATTTAATTTTTAATATACAAGGTAGTGATATTTATTATTGGGCATATACAAGTGCATTTAATACCCGTGCTGTATTATTGTCTAGCATATCAGGTGCCGTTGCAGTACCTCAACAGGTTGGTAAAATTTTATTTGCACCTAGTGGACACTTATTGGCTTTTAGTTGTACTAACTACGATGCTTCTCAACCTGGCCCTAATTATCTAGGAACCTTTGATCCATTACTTATTCGATGGGCAAACGTAAGTGCTGATATTGGTCCTGACCCACTTAACTGGCAACCTACTTTGACTAATACTGCCGGCTATTTACGTCTTTCTATTGGTTCTAGAATTGTGACTGCATTAAGAACTAAGCAAGAAATCCTTGTATGGACCGATGTATCACTCTCTTCATTACAGTTCTTAGGTACATCAGAAGTATTTGGTCTACAAGAAGTTTCTTCAGCTACGACTATATTTGGTGCTAACACTGTGATTGGTGCTAATAACGTAGTTTATTGGATGGGTAACGATAAATTCTATACATACTCAGGTCGAGTTGATACCTTACCTTGTACACTTCGTCAGTATGTATTTACTAACATTAACAGAACACAACAAGGTTTATTCTTTGCCGGACAAAATGCTGAATTTAATGAAGTTATTTGGTTCTATTGTACTGCGGCTTCTAGTGAGATTGATCGTTATGTGATTTATAACTACGCTGAAAACATTTGGTATTTTGGTGATCTAGAAAGAACTGCGTGGATTGATACAGGCGTCATTGATTACCCAGTTGCGGCTAAAGACGGTTATGTTTATTTACATGAATACGGCAACAATGATGGTCAACCCAATAACGCAGCGCCACTACCTATTACAGCTTATATACAATCAGCAGACATAGACATTGAAGACGGGGATAAATATATGCTTATACGTCGTGTTATTCCTGATGTGAACTTTAATGAATCACAAACAACTAATCCTGTGACGGGTGCTCCAATTGTGCCTCAAGTGACTATGACTGTGGGGGTTAGAAACTTTCCAGGTGCAGCATCATCAACTACAAATGCCGAAGGTCAGACTACAGCCAAAGACGTAGTAACATCGACTGCAACTATAGATCAGTATACCAACCAAGTATTTATTAGAGCACGTGGTCGTCAAATGAATTTTAAAATTAGTTCTAACGATGTAGGTACCCAATGGCAACTTGGTATGCCTCGTGTTGATGCAAGGCCTGATGGACTAAGAAGCTAAAAATGGCATTACTATTATTTGCCCCACCGGTACTGCCATTAGCACCAACTGAATATAATCCTGAATATGTTAATCAGTTAATACGGGCACTTAATATATATTTGAAACAAGTAGGCTCTACAACGCCTATTGTAATAGATCAGTTAACATTGTTAGCACTGCCTACAAGTCCAGTAGGTTTGATACCAGGAACGGTGTGGAACGATGGTGGCACGTTAAAGATCGTATTAAGTAATACAATACAAATAACAACAGGATCATTAAGTATAGTAGGTAAAGCTCCGTCACTAGATAATATTGCTCCACCTGTAGTAAACGTTAACTTAGTGGGCATAGCACCCACAATTACAGTAGCATAAGGGCTTAGAAACATGATATTATTAGCTAAATTCAAGGACTTCGTATGACAGCACATCACACAGCTCAAGGTATAGCTTCCCTAGGTAGGTATGGTGACGATTTAATCGTCCATATGAACCAAGAAGAAGTTGAAGGTTTGCAAGCATTAGCTAAGCAACATGGTGCATCTTTATCTATTAATCCTCATACTGGTATGCCAGAAGCGTTTAGCTTAGGCAAAGTATTTAAAGCAATACTTCCTGTGGCAGCTGGTTTTGCCTTAGGCCCTGGAGGTTTTGCTTCAGGACTGTTTGAATCAGGTTCGTTTATGGGTTCTGCTTTAGGTACAGGACTTTTAGTAGGCGGAGCTACCGCAGCATTAACAGGTAATTTAGGTCAAGGTTTAATGGCTGGTTTAGGCGCTTATGGTGGGTTTGGTTTAAGTGATGTTTACTCTAAAATGGGTGGTATGAGTGGCATAATGGGAGCAGGTAAATCTACTGCGGGGTTAAATGCAGATTTAATAGGTAGACAAGGTATTAATACCATAGGCAGTTCAATTCAACCTGTAAGTAATCAATTAACTACTCAAGCATTAGAAGCCAATGCAAATAATTTAGCGTCTTCCTTTCCAAAAACTCAAGTACTAGGTGGTGGAGTAGGAACCACTGGAGGTCAAGGTATTAGTTTAGGACCTTTATATAATCAACCAGGCACTAATTTATTATCTGGTATGACTCCATCAGCAGCAACTACTATAGGTACCTCTCCTAATATACCATTATCTTTAGCTGATACATCTAAATCAGCTTTATATCGACCTGGTTTAGCAGACAGTTTTGCTGCGGCTGGTGGTAAAGCCTCTCAATTATATATGCCTATAGGTGGAGCTGCACTAGCAGGAGTTGAAACCAAAGATTTTTATGATGAGCCTTTAGCTGCACAAGAAAAACAAGTATATGAACAAACTAGTGTAGATTCTATGGGTAGACCCGTTTATGGTTATAATTTAGCTTCTGCATATAATCCCTATAGAAATCAAAATTTAGGTGGAGTAGGTCCGTTAAAATTTGTTGCTAAAGGGGGTCCTATAAATAGTTATGCCGATGGTGGTGCAATACAGTCAGGTGGTATAAGAGATTTATATGGTTCATCAGACAATCCAGAAATATCACCCCCGCCTACTAGTGGATATGGACTTGGTAGACTAAGTAGCTTAGCAAGTCAACAAGCAAAAAATCAAGCACAAACTTATGGTTATGCACATGGTGGCTACTTAGATGGCGCTGGTGATGGTATGTCTGACTCAATACCTGCTACAATAGAGGGAAAACAACCAGCACGTTTAGCAGACGGTGAATTTGTAGTGCCGGCTGACGTTGTATCTCATTTAGGTAATGGCTCATCTAAAGCTGGATCTAAACGTTTATATGCCATGATGCAAAAAGTACGAAAAGCAAGAACAGGTAATCCTAAACAAGGTAAACAAATAAACCCTAATAAATATTTAATGGCATGAAATCAGTACAAATAGTAGCACCTGGACACATACATGCAGTGTG